AGGCAGACAAGCCTCTTAATAAACCATTCCGACTTCCTGCAGGTTCAAGCAAGAAGTTTGGAGTATATGTAAAGAGCGGAGATCGCACTGTTAAAGTTACCTTTGGTGACCCTAACATGGAAATCCGTCGAGATGATCCCAAGGCACGAGCTAACTTCCGTAGTCGTCACTCTTGTGACACTGCTACAGACAAGACTTCTGCTCGTTACTGGTCGTGCCGTATGTGGGAGAAAGGAACTTCTGTGACAGAAGCAACTAAAATGGACATCGAAGGGCAGATCCTAAAGACTGATGAGGAACAACGCATCGTCTATGGATGGGCCTCTGTCATCACTGAGAAAGGTGAACGTGTAGTTGACCGTCAGGGTGACGTAATCGAAGCCGACACGCTTGTAAAAGCTGTGAATGATTTCATGGAACACATCCGTGTCGGTAAAACAATGCACACAGGCGAAATGACAGGGCGTGTTATCCACTCTCTGCCAATCACCAACGAAATTGGTGAAAGCCTTGGCATCCAGAGTGACCGAGAAGGATGGATTGTAGCTTACAAAGTTTACGATGATGAAGTCTGGAATCGTGTCAAATCTGGCGAACTTGCGGCCTTCAGCATTGGCGGTCGTGCGATTAAGGAGAAGATCGAAAATGAACCTTCTTAAACAACTAGAGCTTGATGAGCTATCTCTGGTGGATCGCCCAGCTAACGCGCAAGCCAAGGTTGCTCTATTCAAACGTGACAATAAGGACAGTGAAATGACTGATGACATGAAGGCAAAACTAAAGCCGTACATGGATAAAGGTATGACTGAAGATGAGGCAATGAAAGCTTACAAAGAGTCTATGAAAAAATCAGAAGACGTTGCAGACGTTGATGAACAAGACTTGATGCAAGCAGAGATTGACACTCTGAAAGTAGACAATGAGCGTCTACGCAAGTCATTAATCGAAAACGGTTTCGTAATTAAATCAGAAGAGATCGTAAAGAAAGAAGAAGTAGAGACTATTGAGGTCAGTGGTGAGATGGTTGCTAAATCAGACATCCCTGCTCCTGTCTTGAAAGCTCTTGAAGAAGCTGCAGTAGAAAAGCGTCAGGTTGAACTACGCAAAGCTGCTGAAGCTGAGTTACCACACTTCGACGTAGAAGTAGCTATGTCTCTACTAGACGTAGTCAAAGGTGACGAAAAAGTATTGGAAGCACTGAAAGGCGCAGACGCTGCTTTCGCTGCTGCAATGGATGAAGTGGGAGAGAAATCAGTAGATGCTGACATGCTAGACCCACAAAGCAAATTGGACAAGATGGTAGAAGAACATGCCGCTGCGCACGGTGTGAACAAGTACGCTGCCTTCGATGCCGTGGCGAAAACAGCAGAGGGTAAAGCCCTTATCGCCAAAACTTATGAGAAGGATGAGTAATCATGGCTGTAACTGAATCGCGTGAAACACGCACACTAATCGCTGGTGAAGACCTATCATCTCACCAGTTCCGTTTCGTAACACTGGAATCTGATGGTCAAATCGATAAGGCTGACGCAGCAGGTGAGCGTTGCTTCGGTATCGTAGAAAATGATCCAGCGGCAGGTGGCGAAGCTACTGTTGTTGTTTCTGGTAAAACACGCATCGTATGTGGCGGTACAATCGCTGCAGGTGCGCAAATTCAAACTGACGCATCAGGCGAAGCTCTAACTGCTGCTACTGGTGACGTTGTAATGGGCTACGCACTAGAAGCTGGTGTAGACGGTCAAGTAATCGCTATGGAGTTGATCCAAGGCGGTAACGTAGTCCCAGCTTAATCTGAGTAGGAAGGAATATAACAAATGCCTATGCTAACAGCCTCTCAGGTACATATTGATCAGCCGTTAACAAACTTGACAGTAGCGTACCTGCAATCACAAGACAACTTTATCGCTGATAAGGTTTTCCCAAACGTAGGGGTCGATAAGAAGACCAACAAGTACTACATCTATGACCGTGAGAACTTCTATCGTTCAGAAGTACAGCCTCGCGCTCCACGTACTCGCTCACAACGCATCGGGATGTCACTATCCACAGCGACATACACATGTGATGTGCGCTCGTTGTCAACAGACTTCGACTTCGAAACACTAGCAAACGCAGATACAGCACTAGACATTCGTCGCGGTGCATCTGAGATGCTAACACACAACTTGCTAATCGACCGTGAGAAGCGTTGGATGGACACATTCTTTGGTGCAGGTATCTGGACTACAGAATACACAGGTGTTGCTAACGCTGCCAACGACACTGCTGCTGAAGTTACTCAGTGGGACGACTATACTAACTCAACACCTATCGTTGACGTTACTAATGCTCGTCGTGCAATGCAGGTTGCTTCTGGTGGCTTTAAGCCAAACAAGATGGTTGTTACTCGTGACGTTCACGACACATTGGTCAACCACCCAGACATCCTAGCTCGCCTAAACGGTGGAGCGACTGTGACTAACACTGCTATCATCACAGCAGCTAAGATCGCAGAAATCTTTGAAGTAGATCAGTACTTGATTACAGACGCAATCCAGAACTCTTCTTCAGAGGGTATCGCAGAATCACTAGGCTTCGTTTCTACGAAGAAAGCGGCTCTGTACTACGCTCCTGCATCAGCAGGTTTGATGGTTCCATCAGCAGGTTACAACTTCACATGGAATGAACTAGATAACGCATCTGGTTACGGTATTGACATTCGTTCATATACTGGCGACTTCCTACGCATTGAAGGTGTTTCTGAAGTATTGGAAGCAAACATGGCTTACGACCAAAAAGTTGTAGGCGCTGACCTTGGTGTATTCTTCAACACCATCTTGTCATAAGGAGTAGGTGAATGACCCGACCACCTTTCCAATATGATAAGCCTGTCTTCGTGAGGAACCCAAATGGGTTACTGATGAGTGGCAAGCGTTATGCTAAGGGTGATCTCGTTCCTTGGAAGGAGCGGGGTCTTCCCCTCAGTAACATCGAACGTATGTATAACGAGCACCACTTACATCACAACGAAGATATGGAAGAGGCGGTAAAAGCACCTGTCGGGGACGGTCTTGATGAGATGTCTGTAGAACAACTACACATCCTTGTTAAAACAATCAACGCAAAGGTGAAAGCTAAGACTTCTAACGAAGCCGAATTTGACCGTAAGAAATGTCGTGTGTCTAAAGTCAAGGACAAACAGGCAGGTCTAATTCGATCTTGGCGCAGAAACTATGGTGACCTAGAGGTAGACTAATGGCTTGGAGCTACGAAGAGACTGATCTTTCTACAACGACTGACACTGGTCGTCTTAATAGCGTTCGCTTGTTAATAGGCGACACTGATGAAGATGATCAGCTAATACAAGACGAAGAGATTCTCTTTGGCTTAGCACAAGTAAATGATAACATCTACTTCGCTGGATCGTGGGCTGCTAACGCAATTGCAGCTAAGTTCACGCGCAAAGTTACTACAAAACTAGATGGAGCCTTGTCGGCAAACTATAGCGACTTAGCTAGACAGTACAAGGCTCTATCTGCAGACCTTCGTGAGCAAGGTCAGAGATACTCAATGACATCTACCAGCTTACGTGCTGGCGGAATATCTAACACTGTCGTAAAGACTACACAAGCTCTTACAGACCGTCCCTCTGCTTCATTCTCTAAGGGTCAGTTTGATAACCCACCTAATGACTCTCAGTACATTCGGGATTATGACTAATGGCCTTCAGAGCATACGACCTCTTAAAACTCGTAGAGGAGCATGGTCAGTCACTGACGCTGCATAAGAAAGCTTATGGCGCATACGACCCTGCAACCAGTACAGTAGGTAGTACAACTACCACAGACACTGCTATTACTGGCTACTTCTACAACTACGAGCTAGGTGTATCGGATCTAAACAATATACAGAGTGGTATGCGTAAGTGCCTTATCTCTTCGTTAGGGTTAACGGTTGTACCTGACACAGAAGATGAAATATCTGGCAGTGGTAACAAGGTGCATATTACAAACGTAGTTACGATGTATTCTGGTAGCCAGGTATTGTGCTACATTTGTGATGTGAGAGAATAATGCAGGTTACAGTCCGTAAAGCGCAGATAGAAAAGAAGTCCAAGAGACTTGAAGATGCCGCGAGAAGACGTATATACAATGCACTGGACGAAGCTATTGACTACCTCAGTTTCAATGTTCCTGTAGATACTGGTGCCTATGCTAACTCTATGCATTTAAACGTCAGAGGAGACAGTAGTGGTTCAGGACAAAGCTCTCGTAGAAAACAAAGACGACAAGCTGCTGACCCTGTCTTAAACGAAATGGAGTCTCGTCTTAGAGCTGGTCTAGAGACTATAGATCCCTTAGACGGAGCTACTATCGTTAACAATGCCCCTCACGCAAACTATGTCGAAAATAGATACGGCATCTTTGATCAACTTCGGAACTTCTTAAGATGAGCAGTATATATCACCACATACGCCGCGCTTTAGAGAGTAAGCTGTCTAGTGAGGCAATTGCAGACATAGCCTATGAAAATGTAGCCTATAGTCCAACCACAGGCACTAGCTTTTTACAACCAGTTTTTATCCCGACAATCCGTAGACCTTCCGTAATGGGAACAGGCCCGCAACAGAGATACCAAGGGCTATTTAGAGTTCTATGCCATTCTACCGAAGGTACTGGGCCTAACACTGCTGATGGGCTAGCTAACAGTGTTATAGAAGCTTTTGAAGCTGCAACGGACATTAGCTACAACACAGGCTCAGAAACTTTACTTGTATCTATAGATTACGCTGAAAGGTCAGCAGGTTTGTTAGATACACCTTGGTACATCATCCCAGTCAGTATTGGCTGGTACATCTATAATTAGGAGAAAATAAATGGCCTTTGCACAGGGTTCACGTTCCTC